GGCTTCAATGACATTAACCTTGTTTCGGCATCTGCTTCTGTATGTCCATCCCAGTGTTTGCCTCTTGGCAAGTCAATGCAGTCAAACATGCCCCAGTATTTGTTTTCGTAGTGGTATGTGTAACTCCTTTCTGGTGTATCAATGCCAACGATAAACCAGCCGCCACCAAAACAATATTCGCCGTCTTCGTGCCTGTACGACTTCCATGCCTTGTCCTTGTATGCTTTTACAAGCGCGGCAAACAAGATCATTCTCTGCTCATACAGGCTATTGAATGTGTGGAATCCATCAGACGCCTCGCCAATATCATCAACACCTGCAGCATCACATATTGCCTTCCTTCTTGCCAATTCCGTATCAGTCATCATCCAACCCTTTCCCTAAGATGCCGTATGCACAAAGAACAACTTCAAGCGCTTTGATGGTGCCTTCCAGTCTGCCGACGCCACGCCTGAGAAAATCGTTTGAACTCTTCAGGTCGTCGATCTCACTCTTCAGCTTGCTAATCTCGCTGTTGTCGACCATATCGGCCTTAATAGCCTCCATCACTTATTACCTCCCCAGCACGGCAACTGCACCATTGCCATTTTCATTTCAGTCTGAATGATTTCGCACCAGTGCTTTAGATTGTCCGCTTCTATCTGGCTGCATATCTCAGCCGGATTGATGTCAAAAATCAGATCGTTTAGCCGTTTTGCCGATTCATCCGATGTTGGTGGAAACCAGCACTTCTGTTCCAATTCCTGTCTGATAATTTCTTCACTATCCATTTCGTATCTTACAAGCCGCTGTGCAACTTTTACGGCATCATCCAGCGTCAGCATTAACATGCTTCACACCTCCATTCTGTTTCTGCTTCCGCACCATGGGCAGTAGGGCGGTACGTCTGGGTCAGTTGGCTTAAGCTTGATAGCATCAAACCGACTCTGATTGTAGATTCTTTTGCATACCGTGCACTCGTACAACTGACGGCCTATGAGTTTCCACTCGCCACAAAACACAAGGCAAAGCTCGCCTTTGTCTACAAGTGTCTTTACGTCATCGCCGTCTAATGTCGCCTTAACCACTTCATTCCTCCCTTACTGATCCTCACAAAAAGGATAAATGTTAATCAAACCGCTAAATTTTAATGCGGCATTAAACACCTCCATCTGCTTTTGGCTGAACTCAAGTACCTCTTCTTTGTCCAAACGAAGCTTGATGACAGGATCATGAATGACGTACTCGAAGTTATCGTCGTACACCGACGTTACGTTATCAAACGGTGAGAAACCAAAGCCCCAGACCTTCTTGCCTCTATACCTACCATCGATGACGGTGTAGTAGTATTTCCTCACACCATTGATCGGCATGCTTCACACCTCCGCAAATCTCCGCAAGTAATACATGAACTGCTCAGCTTCCTCCTCACCTCTGAAATTCGCAAGGATCATTTCACCTCCGGCAACACCAACCACCAGACGGTAAAGCGGTCTGCCAGGATCGCCCTTCTGCGGCTCTCTAACGCCGATTGAAATTCCGTTAGACTTATTTGTCACGCTCTTGATGTCCATTGAGTCCCTCCTTCTTGCTGTTGTTAAACTTGTCGAGTGCTTCCTTCACTGCGTCGGCAAACTGGGCCAACTTAAACGCAAACAGTTTAATCTGCCAAAGCTGTGCCATAATGAATACCACAGCAATGATCATTACTACTTCAAACGCCATCAAAAACCTCCGTAAACGAGTATTTCATTTCCGTAAGATCTTCGCACGGAGTGATTCCGACCACTACCACATCACCGCCTTCGTACCAGTCAGTGTTGTACTCGTAAGCTTCCGCATCAGGATCTCTGAATGCCAAAATGGTGTCATAGCCAAGTACGTCTGTCCAAATCCTGACAATCAGGTCGCTCGCGTAATATGTCGGATGTTCATTCGTCCACTGCTTCAGAAAACGCTCAAGTTTAATATATGGACTTCTTTTACTGTCTCCCTGATGAATCAGCTTCCCATCAACCACCGGTCTTTATCCTCCTTCCAAATCTCTGGCTCATCCTCTCCAGAGCCTTAAGTGCCGCCACGCACATGTCCATGGCGTATTCGCGGTCGGACATATTCCGCAGCACTACCTCCAGTTCCGTCATTGACTGCACCGCCTCATCCCAGTACGCTTCCGACTCCACTGTGTCTTCCGTAAGGGCAAGGCCATGCTCCTTCAGCCACTTCCAACATTCAGCATTAACCGTGTGGTATGGCCTTAAGTCGTCCTGAGTGATTGCTATTGTTTCCTTCTCTGCTTTCATAACCTCCCTCAAAACGGAATGTCTTCCAGTTCGCCATCGATACGGATAAAGCCGTCAGGCACGTTCTCCCATCCCATCGTCCAGTCGAAGTCCTTGGTTTCCGAAATCCGTTTGCTCTTCTCGTCGTACCAAAGTTTGATGCCTACGTCCTCCGTCTTTCCTGTCAGTCTGTTCTTCGTAACCTGCAAAAGCCTGTCCGCTGGCAGAGGATCATCATCGTCTTCTTCCGGCTTTGTGTATCTCAGGATCGTGTCCGCAAGGTTCGTAACATTACTGCTTCCGGCAATGTCATCGTTGTTGAAATGTCCACCTGGCTGACTCTTGCGCGGATGAGCGACGAGGATGATCAGCACGTTATATTTTTTCGCCATGCCTGACAGCCTCTTCACGAATGCGCCTTGCTGCCTGTACAGGTCGGTCGCCATATCATCCGTCATCGCTGTCATCAGATTGTCGACGAAGATGACCTGACAGCCATACTGCTTGATTGCCGTCTCAATGACTGAATCGAGTGCTTCAATCTCGTCGCCGTCATCATCGGCAATTGTTCCGTCATAGATGTAGCACGATTCACTGTACCAATGATGGATCCTGTCGAGGTCTTCCGCATTCACTCTGAAGTCGTAAAACTCAAGCTGAGTCTTAACCGTGTTGATGTGCTTTCCTCCAGCCATCTGTCTGTCAAACCACTCTTGCACAAACCAGTCAGGCAGTTCGCCGGAATAGAGGAATGCCGTGTACCCTTGCTTGATTGCCATCGCCACAAACTGTGACCCAAGCGTCGACTTTCCGTAACCCCTCTCGCCTGTCAGCAGAACCATCTGCCCTAATGAGAAGCCGCCCAGGATCCTGTTCAGCTTCGGAAGTCCAGTATCGAGGAATATCCGGTCCGTGTCGTGCGTGACATCTGACAGCTTCTTGATTCGCGGATGTTCGACCGTGACGGCGTACTCAACCGCATGCCGCACAGCCTCTTTTCCGTGCTTCTGTAGGATCTCGTTCGCGTCCTTGCAGTCGAGGTAGTCCTCCGGCCTGACATGCCTCACCGTTCCGTGAAATCTGTTCTTCATCTCGTCGAGCAGGGTGATGTGACCGTCCTCATGGTCGCCGAAGACAATCAGCGTGTTGTATCTGCTCAGGAAGTCCCAACAGTACGGCACCCAAGTAAATCCATTCGCCCCTGTAGGAACGCTCACCGCATTTGGTATTCCGGCTTCCGCAACTGACAGACTATCTATCTGCCCTTCCGTAAGGACTAACGTCCCAGATTCCGTACAGTGATTCATCCCAAAGAGAATCGGCTTGCACCCTACCTCGCACCACTCCTTGTTCTTGTCTCGCCCTTTGACGAAGTCGGCCTTGCGGTACTTCACAAACTGCAGCGCGCCTGTCTCGTCATAAAACGGAAACACGATTACGCCGTCATTGTCCTTGCGTGTAGTCACGTTGTATTTTTCCGTAATGGCTTTGCTGATGCCGCGAGACGCAAGGTACTCAACTGCCGCTGACCGTGTCTCAGGTACGGGGTATTTCTTCAAGTCGCGATACCTCGTCCTGTTTCCGTAATAGGCATCGGCATCAGTGCCGAGCGAGAAGCCGAAGTCTCGCGCCAGGGTGATCATGTTGCCGTGTGCATCGCAACTCGCCCTCATGCACTTGAACATCCCTGTCTTAAGGTTGATCGCGAAGGTGTGCTTGTCGTTGGTGTACTCACCGCAGTAAGGGCACTTGAAGAATTGCAGTTCGTCACCTCTGGTGAACGTCCTGATTCCTCGCTCGTTCGCAAACCTCTTCGCATCCTCTGGATTAAATCTGTAAATGCTGCTCATCACTCATACCCATGCGCTATGTAGAGCGCATCCTGTTCCTCTGGCGACAGTCGTTGAAATTCCGCAACCGTCATTTCTCCGTCAAACATCGTCTCTTCGGCATCATCTGGGGCACCTGGACCGAGCGAAGCGGCAAGCCCCTTGGGGGGTTTGGGGGGTTCTTTATATTCTTTAAATTCTTTAATTTCTTCGTATGTTGCCCCTCTGTTGCCCCTCCTCTGCCCCTCTGTTGCCCTTGTGATGCCCTCTACTTTGTCCCTGTCCTGATATTTGTCGTAGCCAAGCACCGTAATTATTGAGAATTTTGGGGTTACGGAGACTGCCACTTCGCCTGACCGTTTTAAGTGGTTAAGTGCCGTCCGAACCTGTTTTACGGACATTCCGTTCTCATCTGCCAATTTTGAGAGTGAAGTCACAAAAGAACCCCTCCCAATCTTGTATCCTTCGAAGTAGGAATCATGCCAGTGAGCCTTGATCAGGCAGTGCAAAAACAGGCATCTCGTGGGCAAATCCTTGTACCAGCCCCAGTTGACTGTCTTACGGAATAGCTTCACGTACTCATTGTCGTTGTATTCCATCGAATGCTCCTCTCTCCAGTTGCTCCCTCATGTCACGGAACAGTATTTCCCTTATGATTTCGCCACTCACATCTGACTTACAGAAGATAGGCGTTATGTCGTATCTTGTCATCCAGGCGACCAGTGAAGCTTTGAATGCTTCCGGCCTAAACTGGCTCTTGTAGCGGTGCATCAGGATGGCCTCCCACGATGCGTTCTCCACAAGCAAATATACCTTCGCGCCATTGTTTTGCGCCCTTTCGAACTCTTTGTGAAACCTCTCTCTGCTGTGGGTAAAGCACGATGCCAACTCATCAAGACCCATCTTCCGCTCGATCACGCAAGAGGGATAAACCCTTGCGGAAATGTCGTATAATGGTAATCCAGAGATATCCACATTGGCGCAATAATCACCGTAATCCAGAACACCTTTCTCGATGGCCCCAAGGGCCTTAAACCTTTCGGCAGCCCTTGGAGTCTTTTGCTCCCTGTTGTCACAAATCACACGGAAAGTCGATAAGATGTCAGCGATTTCGAAGGGATCTGCTGCCTCAGAACGGCAGTTCATCGTCGTCCATTCCGTCAGGAAGCGCCACGAAGTCATCGCCCATGGCTGGTGCCGCGCTCTGGGCTAACTTTTTGTCGTTCGGCATGCGTCCGGCATTTCCCTTCCGTACATCGTCGGCTACGCATGTCCACACCATCTTGGTGTTGGAGTAGACCTTGCCGTTGTATTCGTGTTCCTCCAGACGGAACTTGCCGCCGATGAACTTGCCCTTGAGCATCTTCGGGTCGCCGCTGAAGACGAAACCGTTGTTACTGTCTTCCAGATCAGCGAAGAAGGTATTCCAGTTGTCCATGACATATGCCTGACATCCGTCTGTCGGAACCGTCAGGTAAAACATTCCGTCATTGGGCCAGGGCTTCGAGGTATCAGATTCGTGCTGTTTCTGGTAGATTCCGGCATATTCGCCTTCCGCAACGTCAAAGGCGATTGTAAGATGAGTGCCGGAACCGCTCTTGTTCTGCTCCTCTCTTGCTCCGATGATCCGAAGGACGTAAGCCCCTTTCGGAAGCTGTGTGTAGGATTTTCTCCGTGCTGCTTTGTTGTAACTAGGTAATGCCATATGGCCCTCCTTAATCTTTATGCACATACCTTACACCATCGACCTTGTAAAACAGGGTCTGCGCATATTAAACTTGTGTAAGGTATGTAAATTCTTTGTTAAATATCTTGACATTTTACTCGGCTGAAGTCTTTTCCGGCTTTGCCTCGTTCTTTGCCATGCCATAGTAACTGCGGATAGCCTCATCAACCGCGCGTAAGTCATTTGGCATCTCATCCTGCAGCATATCCTCTGGACTTTTGGCGGTGCTCATTCCGTTAGACTGGGTGAAGAATTTATGATCCTGGCAGTAAATCACGATGTCGAAGCACCCCTCCACTACCAGTTTCTCGTCGAGCATCTTACCCACAGTCTTGCATTTTTCGCGCCCATCCGCATCGGTCTCGGAGTGGTGGAGAAGGTAGACAACCTTGTCTGGATCCTCCAGATCGTTAATGAAGTGGATAAGTCCACGGAAATTGGCGGCGATATGGGTGAACTTGTCGTAGCCCTTTTCGTAGGCTCTATCAAACATCTCGTTCGCGAGAAGATACTGCGAGTCATCAATAACAATGCTCTTTGCCTTACTCTTGGCGATGGTGCTCTCCAGCCATGCGTACTTCGCCGCATTCGCCTGAGCGGCAGTGTCGACGGTCGCGGACTTCTCAAATTTCGGGATCCGCACGACCTTCAAGTCTGATCGGAACGGCAGTCGGCCCTTCTCTACGGAAATGATGCCGACCTCGCCCGGTTTAAAATTCTTGAGGGAGTAGGTCTTGCCGCTCCCTGATTTGCCTAAAATCAATACAGGCAAACTCATGATGTTTCCTCCTTTCAAATTCCATTCTTCATAGCAAAGTATTCCGCGAACAAATCAGACGCGATCTTGATAGCTTCCTTTTCATCTTTCGCCATCACATGTACGACGTAGTAGTAAAGCCCTTCATGAATTTCGTTTAGGCTGTAATTGCGGCAGCGGTCACGGTCGCACTTCAGGGCTATCTCGCAATCAGTGATGTTAAGTTCTCCACTCTTTTTGCTTCTTATGATTGCGAATATAAACGTTGCCTTACCGCTTGCCACTTCTAAAACCTCAGTATCATCGAAGATGTCAAACTCCTCTATCATGTACGTGTCTGAGATGTATTCGTAATCGTCAGTGTAATCGTAATCATCATCCGACATCTGCCTCTGTCTCGTGTTGAGCTTCTTCCACGCAAAAGCTTCAGCCATCTCGCGCGTCAAACACACAGCCTCCACGTGCTTGTCGGAATACTCACCGGCGATTACTACATATACTTTCATGTGCTCATCCTCCTAAGTTGCGGCAAGTTACCGGCAAGTTACCGGCAAGTTGCAGCTTTGTGATGTCGCCAAGGTGCTTAATAGTATCACCCCCTTTAATACTTAATATGAAAGTTTCCGTGTTCATTGATCCAATCAATGATTTCCTTGTATCCAAGACCGCCTTTGTCGCGACTCTTCATGATGTACTCGTACTGCTTCGGGTGCGTCTTTCGCATCTTCTCAAAGCGCCCTTCACCCTTCTCCAGATGACAGCCAAAGCCGCAAAACATGCATCCAGTTCGCGATACGCCTGTCGTACGGAATGTCGGATTCTCAATCTCAAACAGTCCGTATTCCGCAAGCGACATCTGGCCTTCGATTTCGCCGCCACTGTCGATGATCACATCACCGTAAACCTTGGCAATTGGAATCTTGTTGAGGTAGATGTACATAAGGACATCGTTCTCCGTCCAGAAGGCCATAGGATTAGAGACAGGCTGTTTCATGTCAAAGCCGTTGCATCCATTTTTCAGCCACTGCTGAGTACGGAGGCGGCTTTCCGATGCAAGCTGTGCCATCATCGGATGTCTGCCTGTTTTACGCATGTAAGAATGGGCTGGGGATTTTTTCATGACGGAGCAGCACTTCTGAGAGATCTCAAAAGGCGCATCCAAGAAGAATTGATATTTGACGCATGAGAACATCGAGCGGTCTTTGTCGCTAGGGATAGTCTCCAGAGTCGCTTTGCCGTCTGTTCTGTTTATGCCGAGCAATCTCTGCACTCTGAGATTGTCGATAGCCTTCCCAAAGTCTGGAATCAATTTGATCGCCTTTGGTGAGGATTCCCATAAGGTTTGCAAATCGCGCGGCGCTTCCTCCGGCTTTAAGCCGACAGTGCTCGACGGCATACCTGACGCTTGCTTGCTTGCTTGCTTGCTTGCTTGCTTGCTTGCTTGCTTGCGAGAGATTGTCTCTCCACCGTCGATTCTGTGTAAAGTAGAATATTCGCCGATTCCTCGGATCCTTCTGTACCGATTCGCCCACCATCTTCGTGTCGCGTCGTGCAAACTGATCCAGTCCGCAAAGCTTCTGATATCTGTACAGATAATGCGGTCTGTCTGTCTGTCTGTCTGTCTGTCAGGAGATTATCATTCTGCGCAGCTATGTACTGCAAGTACTTTCTTGCACCGTATACGCATTCCGCTACCTCTTTTGAAATGAAGGGATAGCCGTACTTCTCGATAACCTTTTTGAACGTTAGCTTGGGCTTGACCCACTCGACATTGTTCCACGTCCGCACGAAGTCGCGAATTTCTGGATATTCCAATCCGGTGTCGACAAATACAGCAGGGATGTCTGGATACATCTCCCTCACTATCGTCAGCAGTACCGTTGAGTCCTTGCCGCCGCTAAACGACACGTACACACCGTCCTCGCCGTACTCCTCCACCCATGCCTTGATTCTCTGCTTGGTCATGGCGACCTTAGCATTCAGCGAGAGCATCTGCATCTGATGGAGGTCGGCAAGAGTGTGCTTGTTCTCAGCCGCGCTCAAGCATCAGCCTCCTCTTCGGCAATCTCCATACGGACAGTGATCTTCGCATTGTCTTCCGTATGGATCAGCGCAACTCTGGCAAAGTCGAATGCGGAAGTCGCCTTGTCGAAGGCAAACTTTAATTCGTTATAGCCATCGCCGTTGATAACGACTTGATATTTAATATCCATATCCGTCCTCCTTCTCAGGTATATCCCTGATATTGTGCCTGACGCATGCCAGACACATCCAACCATCTTCTAGTTCCAAAGCCTGTTCATCCTGGATCGGCTCTCCGCAGCAGACGCACTCAGGGCGGCTGTCAAGCCACTGTGCGTCCGCTGAGTCTTTACGGAGCCAATCAGAATAGGGATCAGCCGCCCACATTATTCGTTGGTCTCCTCTCTTCTTTCGTGATGCGTCATGTGCAGATGCTCCCTTAATCCAAAGTTAGATTCCACACAATCCTTTAGCATTTCCTTAAACACAAATGCCTCGTGTGGGCTTTCCGCTTCAAGAGCCTCATAGAGCATGTACACAGCGGCGACCGCAGTTGTTATTCTTTCTTTGCCTTCACAGTCTTCAAACTTGACTATGCCATCTTTATCGCTCACCTTAATTTCAAGCATGCTTCCTCCTCCTTTCCTTCCACGCCTTCAGATCTTCATAGAATGGGCTGTTTGCCCACCAGAAGTTGGCAAGTAAGAACATCCAGCCAAACCACACGTACTTAAATCCGTGCGGAGGATACTGACAGCAAGCGATGATGTAGCAAGCAATTGCCACCATCAGGATCGTGCCGCCGATGAAGAAGGCGACCAGGATAGCGTTACGCTGTTCCTTACTCATAACAGATTCGCCTCCTTGAATGCACTTAAGAGTGCACTAGTTAAAATTGCCTCCAGTTCCTTGTTCTTGTTTCTGATGATGCCGACCATTGCTCCGTAGAATGCACGATTTAAAATATTGACAATGCGGTCATCATCTTCGGCAGAGAGATTCTCAGAATGGAAGACCGTTCGCTTGCGTGATGCACTGTCGTCAGGCGATTGTGTTTGCTTTGATGCGGAAATTTCTTCTCTTTTTTTCTGCTCATCTTCAAGCCTGGCTTCTGCCTCCCACCTTTTGTGAGATTCTGAAGCTTCTTTCATTTTTTCCATGAACTCAGATGCGGGGAAAAATGTCTTTCCGTTATCAAATGTAAAAAGCGCGTACTGCTCAGGTTCAATACCAAGCACGTTTGCAAATAGGATTACGTCGTACTCTTTGACGTATCCCGCGCGGATTTTGTTGCGAATGTATCCAGACGATCTGCCAAGTGCTCTAGAAGCGTCATCGACGGTTTTAAAGTCAGCTAGAATTGCTTTCTCAAGGGCTTCACCGTCAATCTTTGTCATTCCGGCGGCTTTGTCTTCGCCGACTGTAAATGTCCATGCGAGCTGTCTTGCTTCCTCGTTCATAACACACCGTCCTTGTGCTTGGTTTCGAGAGCACACTCGACGGCGACTGTGATGTCGTGCCGGATCTCCGGCTGAAGCTTCTTGTAGAGGCCAAGCATCGTGTTGAAAATGATGAAGTTCAAGTCTTCCTTGGTGAGGTACTCACGGTTTCCTTCGTCTACTCCAATGGAACTGTGAGAGTATCTTCTGCCGTCATCGGTTTTGTTATAGTTATTTCCGTACATTCCAGTATTCCTTTCTTGAATTTTTCTCCTTCACCGCGATTCTTCGCGGCAAGATATTCCTTAAATTCTTCTTCCGTAAGTCCATTCAGTCTCGCCGCTGATCGTATTGCGGCTGACTTCTTACGGAATGACTCCCTGAGGATGCGACCGTCCATCGACACGCGATAATCATCCTTACCGCGCTTAAAGATGTCGTACCACGCTGACTGCAAGTGTTTGATTAGATACTCACCGTCAGCATCTGATAAGACCTTGAACCAGTCGGACCGGAAGAACCGCTCGTCGGCCTCAATCTCGCGATTGAAGGTGTCAAGCTGTTCTTTGGTAACCACATTGACCCCTCTCGCTGCATTCCGCTTGTTCAGCCAGGCATTGCGGTAGTCGGATGCCGCCCTCTCTATGACCGCATTGCCCAAGGCGGCGTATGGGTCATAGTGCCGATTAACCTTTTCGGCCTTCAGCGGGTCTTTGTACATCCCTGCTGACAATTACCTCACCCCTTCCTTTGGCAAGCGCTAGAGCATGTACACATCGCGCGACAATTTGCATCATTGATTCTCTTGCGGCTGGATACTCATGCTCGAACCAACACTTGCCCTCGTCCTGACCCTCAATGATGATGGCAAGTGTGCCGTCCTCGCGGTACCTTGTGTCGCACACCTTCCTCTGCATCAGCGGAATGTATTCACCGTCTGGCTTACAGAGATAGCCGATAGCCATATAGCTGTCGATTAGCCATTTATCTGCCATCAGTTTCTCCTTTGTTCCGATGAACAGATAGGAAGTGCTGCTTCCCAAATTGATAACTTCCTTATCCCCGACCTCCGTCAGGATGCCCCTCAGCATTGGGGCATTTTCCTTAGCTTTCTTTACTGCCGTTTCCGTCACCTCCTTGTCCTCACCATCCCCACGATCTCCTCATCGGAGAAGTGGAGAACCATGTCCAGCCGCTGAATCTCCGAAAGTTTAAACGCTCTCGGATTTCCCATGCGCCGCCAGAAGGTAGCGCGGTCAATCGCGGCTTTCTTAGCGAGGTCTTCCTTCGATTTGATGCCGCTCCTCGCCATGGCGGTATCGATGCTGCGCTTGATGGTCACCGTAGTTCCCACCTCTCTTTCGAGAAAGTTTCCGTTACGCCGTCCCAACCAGTCACGTAGATGTTGTCAGCATCCTCTGTGACGAAAAGGCCGTGCGTCAGGAGCGCTTCGTCAGGCACTTCGTAGCCGGTGATAGGATTAATGTGCTTCGCCTTTGACACGATCATCTTCTTCTCCTCTCTCTGCCCACATCAGGCATGCTGTCCACATGATTCCGATCACTGCCAGCCCTAAGCCAGTCGCGGCGAGGACTGTTAAGGTCGTGTGAATTAAGAGCGCCATCGCGGTCACCTCACACGATGTCAAAGAACCGCACGAGCCAATCGGTTGACTCTTCCACACTCAGGAATCCACAAGCCCTGAGAGCCTGGATCATACCGACCGCCTGACCAGACGTCACTTGTGGACTTGGCCTGTTCGACTTCGCTGATTTGATGAGGGTCTGACTCAGCTCCTTGAAGACCTCATCCTTCTTTTTCTTTGCTATTCTCATTCTCCTTATCCTTTTCCAGAACCTGTGCGACTGGAATCTCCAGCACGGCACAGACTTTTGTCAAACTTTCGAGCGTTGGCGATGACTGCCGCCATCCGCTTATCGTTCCATTACCGAGACCGCTCTGCTTCTCAAGAGCGGCAATGCTTATTCCTCTCTCTTCTGAGAGCCGCTTTATTCTGTCGTAGATTTAAATCACCTCCCTTCACTCTCAAAAATGATAGAAATGTATTGCCAAACCTTAGAGATTAATCTATAATGATGGTGTCAAGTCTCATTAATGTCTCTAAAATTTAACTCGTTACACTAGTCATTTTTATTCAGTTGTCAAGGTTCTAGGCGGAAGGCTTTCGACCTTTCCTTTAGATTTTTTTCTAACTGATGCATAGTATAGCGGGTTCTCCTTGAGATGTCAATCTCAATCTTAGATTTTTTTCTAAATTTTTTAAGGAGAGAAAATATGTCAACAGTAGACAGAGTGCGTCAACTATGCAAAGAAAAGGGAATACCGATCTCGCGGCTTGAACGTGAATGCAAATTTTCGAATGGATATATTAATGGATTACGAAAAGGTTCCATTCCTGACGACAGGCTTAGGCTTATTGCCGACTATCTTGGTGTGTCGACTGACTATCTTATGTACGGTGAAGAACAGTCTCCATATTATGTGGACATAAAGGTGAATGCGAAGGCGCAAGAGATGTATGACGATCCCGACATGAGAATGCTTTACGAAATGAAACGGAAGATGTCGCCGGAGGTCTTCCAGATCCATATCGACCACATGCGTCAGCTTTATAAGGCCGAACACCCAGAGGATGATGATATCTATGGCGCGTGAAGTGGTTATTAATTCCTTCGAGATGGAAGGTAAAGTGTTTAGCGCCATCCTGATCGACGAGGTCTTCGGCATCGAAGCTTGGAGCCGCGAGTCCGTTGACGGCAGCTATCAGATATTTCTGAATGCGCGATACTCCGATGACCGTCTCCGTAAGGCGTTTAAGCACGAGGTCGATCATATTCTCAGAGGTGATTTCGACCGTGTCGGAGAAGACGTTTCCGTGATTGAGCATCAGGCTCATGCTGTCGAAGAGCAAGCGGAGGAAGTGATTACGGAAGTGACGGTAAAGCGCCGTGAACTGTACATAACAAAAAAGCGCAAACTGGACTATGCCTTTGCGCAGAAGAGGAGAACTGAATCAGTATTTGAATGGGATTACCGCATGATCGGCATGCAACAGGCGAAGTGGGAGGAATGAAATGAAAATCACGAAGACTAAAAGCGGAACCTGGACTGCACGAATAGCGATAAAAGATGCTGACGGAAACTATCACTGGAAGCGCTTTACTGGAAAGACGAAGGAAGAGGTACGAGACGCGATCTCGATGTATCAGGTCACCACGAAGGTATACAAAGAGTCCAAGACGTTAGGCGACTGCATGCAGCGTTACCTCGACAAAAAAGCGAAGACACTCAGCCCATCCACGATGCACGGCTACCTGTCATCACAGCGTACTTTCAAATCAAGCTACACAGCCTTTCTAAACACCCAAATAGACCGCTTAACCGCCCAAGACATACAAATGGTCGTCGATAGCATGAAACGCGAAAAATGCTCCGCAAAGACCGTGAAGAACCGTATCGGCCTGATAAGCGCAGTGATGACGGCAGAGGGCCTCCGCATGCCTCGCGTCGCGCTTCCTTCCGTCACCGTCACCGATCCGGTCCTACCTGACGAAGAGATGGTGAAGCAGATCTCCAAAGCCGCATCAGGCACACGGATGGAACTACCTTTCGCCCTGGCTATCCTCGGCCTACGTCGCGGAGAGATATGCGCAGTGACCGCAGAAGACCTTGACGGAAATACGCTCCACATCAGCAGAGCAGTCGCCGTGGACGATGACGGGTACACACACGTTAAGACACCGAAAACAGCACGATCCGACCGCCACATCGTACTGCCGGATTCCGTAGCAGATCTCTTACGGAAACAAGGCAAGGCATGGGAAAAGAATCCGAATGCGCTCACAAAAGCATTTCCGCATCTGCTTAACAAAGCGAAGATTCCACAAAGCCAACAATTCAGACTACATGACTGCCGTCACTTCTTCGCGTCTTATTGCCACGATGTTCTCAAGTTATCCGATGAGCAGATCATGAAACTAGGAGGATGGTCGACTGACTCAGTACTGAAGCGCAGATACCGCCGCGCGATTATGGATGTGTCTCAGGATGTGGCTGACAGCTTTGGCAAAATGATTGGTTGACATAATAAAAGTGGCAAAAAAAGTGGCAAAAACGGAGTCTCAAACTTGATATAACCCCCCTCAGATTTGATACGAATTGCACAAATATGGGCATGAAAAAAGCCGATAAACACTAGGAAATTAGTGCATATCGGCTATTTTCTTACTCTGGAGACGGTGGGAGTCGAACCCATGACCACCATCAATGTTTATAAGGGTGAAGGGCCATCGGTGGCAAAAAAAGTGGCAAATAGAATCACGCTTCGTACGTGAAGTGGATCTCCAGCCAGACCTCTCCGCAGACATATTTTCGGTATATAGGATGCATCGGATCCTCCGATCCCCAAGTGTCGGAAGACGGCCCGTCCATCAGGTCGTCGTTAAGATTCGTGTAATCTCTCCCGACGAAGTCATGAAGCTTGTCGAAATTGTCAAACCTTCCCCCATCGTAAAGCACGAAACTGTCGACCACGTTCCCGGCTCCGTCACTGACCTCTGCCGTCAGCTTATTAAACTGTGCCATATCGCACCTCCTCACATCTCAATTCCAAATTCAGACTCAAGCAGCTCCAAAAAGTTCTGGTCAAGTTCGACGTACCTTCTGAGGAAATCCTCAGGCGTACAGGGCGCGAGTTCCGCATGCACCTGTTCCCTTTTCTCATCGTCCATATACTGGGCGATCGCATCCATCAGTTCCACAGTTATTTCTCTCATTTCTTCTCTCCTTATATTAATTTCCTTACATCGATTTCTAATGCGTCTGCAATCTTTAGCGCCGTCTCGACGGCTACTCCACTGAACGGCCTTCTTCCTTGCTCAATGCCTTCCAGTGTGCGGATGCTGACTCCGCTTTGCTTTGACAATTCTTCTCGCGTCAGTCCAGCTTTCTGGCGCTCCTCTTTCAGTTTGTTTATATCCTTGCCTCCCTTCGATTCATTTGATGATTACAAGATACTACAATCAGCGTACCTTGTCAATACTAAATACGCATTTTGTAGTAGTATTTTTTCAAAATAAAAGCGGCCCCGAAAGGCCGCCTATAATCACTCAAAAAGTTTTCCGTAAGTGTCAGCGCCGACGATTCCGTCAGCCGTCAGGCCGCTTTCCTTCTGGAAATCCATCACCGCAGCTTCCATGCCGCCGCCATACTGAGCGTCCATGTCGCCGTTGTAATATCCCTTAGCGGCAAGAATAATCTGCACCACGTAAACGATGACATTGGTGTCTCCTTTCCGTATCTGCATCTTCTTGGCGACTTCTCTGCAACTGTCGCCGTAGTTGTGATTACTCAGAGTGAGGTTAGCGCCACACTGATGATTGGCGTAGTACTTCCACACCGCCAGACATGCGTCCCTCGTCTTCGTTTCGTACTTTCCATCTACGTCGAGCAACGCGCTACAAGACGCAAGAACAGCTGTCTGGAAGGCTTGGTCGATAAATCCTTGCCCACGCTTCACACTGTCCGTGTAGGGCTTTCTTGACGGTGTGTTATCGTACAAGGGTCTGCCGTATCCGGCTATCTTGGCATAATTCCGTGGGTAGGATTTCGCCCTGACACAGCCGCCGTTTTCCACTACGCCAGCCGCAGAGGATGTGTTTCCTTCGATAGTGTAAACCGTATCAGCCGTTACCTTCGTGACAATCCCTGTATGATAAATCCTTACGGAATTTTTAAAGAAGATCTGGTCGCCGCGCTTCGGCACACCATTGGCTTCTATCCACCGTCCAACCTGTTTGAAGCGGTTCGAGGAGTCAGGCGTATAGGCTGAAAAGCCGTTCAGCGACTTTCTCGCCTTCTCCACGCCGCCCACTACGGCATGGCAGAAGTCGACAAATGCGTCACACCATGCGTTGCCTTGCAGTCCTGAGAGACAGCCGTGCCTGTCAAGCCACGTCCAGAACCACGTAACATTCGCGGATCCTGGACTCCACTCCTTATCTTGCAGTTGGGCATCAGTGCCCAGTTTGCTCTTCTCAAGGTAGCCGATCCACTTCTCAGCTTCAGCAATGACTGTATCTGCTGTGTACATCGCAATCACCCCCTTGCTAAAGATTTGAAAGTAGCCACACCAGCGATGCCATCTACTTCAAGGTTTTTATCCTTCTGATACTGCTGCAGTGCCGCATCGAGTCCGTCACCGAATACGCCTGGAAATTCCACTCCTGACGGATCATATCCATTAAGGCAAAGGCCAATCTCTAATGCCGTCGCGTAATAGCCGCTATATCCCTTGCCGATAGGATGCTTCTGCATTGCGACTGTAGATTTCTTTCCTAAGATTCCGTCGACCTCCAGACCGCTGCCGAAGTCAGCATTCAAGGCTTGCTGAATTGCTTTGCGGTAAGTCAGCGCTGTCTCCGGCCCGTACTCACCATCAATGTCAATGTTGATACCTGTATACTCTGCCAATGCCTTCTGTCCTTCCTTGACGATGTCTCGCTCAGGTTCCGGCATCGCAATGTTATAAACGTGCAGTATGTCCATGCCGCTCCACGTCTCCGCAAACGGCTGACACGACTGGATCCTCGCCTGACTGCCCTCGTCAAATTTGGCGATCATTCCGTAGGCATAATCAGCTACGGAAACAAAGGTATGCACAGGCTTGCCGTCAGCGCCCTTCGTCAGGACGATACTTCCGTAGTGGATATCTGTCAGGGAGTCGCTCCTTGACCATCCGTGTGTCGTGAGATACTCGTCCATATTGAAGATGGTAATGCCGGATGTCGTAGTCGTGCTCGTAGGTTGATCAGTATAGCCAAGATCCCAGAGAGCCTTTGCCACGAGCCGATCACAGCTAATCACCTTGTCTGACGTGGGAGGCGTACCGTGACTGTCTCCGTAGGTGTAGTCGCCGGACCAGGCATCCTCATAGACCTTCCTGACAGCCTCGACAAACCTTTCCGCAGTCAGTGTCTGATCTTCTTCTTCCGCAGCATACTGCTCTATCCATTGATAACAGCAGACGTGCCTACTCCAGAAAATCTTATCCCCGACCTGGTTGTTGGAAGACGTGTCCTTTTGGTCGGCTACAAGCGCCGCCATGATCGTGTCGAGGTCATACTGCCCTTTGCATCTTTTGAAAATGCGGTCTGCCGCACTTTTTCCACCGAGGTGCCTTATTTCGCAGTACATCATCTGAGCCTTTACGGAATAGGTGTAGTCCTTCGCGCAGTCACTGATGAACTCCTTCATCAGTTCCGCAAACAGGATGTCTTGCTGACGATGGCCCTCTTCGGAGTCAATCATCTTGATGAGGATAGCCTTTTGGTCATCAAACGGTTTCCACTTGATTGCTACCCAATTGGCCTTCAACATCTCCCAAATTGACGGTTTGCACGTATCAATTTGCGAGAATCTCGTAAAATCAGCGTTATAAATGCGGAAAATAAGCTTTTCAGCTTCCGATCCGTAATTTTGCGCCCAACCTAACGTGATTGTATATTCGTTAGGCGTATTGGCGTACGGAGGCTCATAAGCATCGTATCTACGTTTTCCGTAGACCTGACCGCCGCTTTCGACCGCCCCAATGATGTTTGTCAGTACTCGGAGATTGTCATCATTCATCCGCTTCCTCCTCATATTCCGGCATGGGAACCTCGATGACTCCGTCCTTCAGAGCATAGACGGCAGATTCAATCAGCGTGTCAATCTGGTCATTAGTCATCTCAATTCCGTACCGCTGGAGGATTGCCCTTGCGGAATTGATAACACGTTCGTACCGATCACGTCCGGCATTCTCATATGTGATCGTCTGCTCTGCCGCTTGCACCAGGTGCTCCACGATCTGGTAGGCTAACTCATACTTCGTGCCGTCCAGCCTGGTCCTTAGCCACGGGATGAGGTAGCGCGAGACTACAGTCAGGATGACAAGGAATGCTACTTCAACCAGTCGAAAGATTAACTCATTCATGCTCATCTTCCTCCTTCTTTTTTAAATGAAGCTGATCAATCTCAGTCTTCATTTTTGTGATCATTCCGTTACCACCCAGTTCGTGGTAACAGTCATACATCTCCACGAAATTCTGGTAGGCGTATGACGGAATGGCGCCCAGTTCCATATACCTGTCGTGATACTCAATCAACTGAACCCTAAGCAGAAGCATGGTGCCTTTAGCATTTGCATCACGCGCCTTCTTCTGATTCTGGAGTAGCCAGACGATGTACCCAAGGACAATTGGCAATGCTATCGTATATGTCGTCAAAAATATCTCGCGCATTGGAATCACCTCCGTCATGCGATGTATTTGCTATACGCCTGATGTACTTCGCGGTCATCCATGCTGACGTACACAAATCAAATGCCTTTCTCACGGTCTCCATGAAGACCAAGCTTTCACTGCCAGTCCGCAGACCTCAGTGGGCAGTTGCAAGTTAGCTTATTAGTTAACTTGTTAGCTTATTAGTTAGCTTATTAGTTTCCTTGAATTGAGGGGGACGGCAGGACTCGAACCTGCGACACAATCTCCTCTAGCCAACTGAGTTACGTCCCCCAAATTCAAATTCAGCTGTTTTAAAGTTCTCCTTTAAAACAGTTATGCGATATAAAGCATATTTCGCCGTTCGCCCTGTAATGTGATCTGACTATCTGTCAATGACAGCATTTTATCACTTGATGCAATCCGGGGCGTATAGATGCCGTCAATCTTTAAGAAGTAATCACTACTGTTATCACTGAGTTTTACAACCGGGTTCCCGGTGAATCCGTTTAAGAATACATTCTCAATGACCGCGTTGTGACTCCCGCCATAGAACACAATCAGTCCCCAATTTGAATAATTGCAGGTTATCGGGTGCGTTACTTTAACATTCCGAATCACTGTATTAAGGCACTGCTCCCGCAGGTTCACAAGCATTGTGCGCTTTGCCTGTCCATAGTCATTTTGGACACCGGCCGGAGCCCCGGAATTCTCTACATACAAATCTTCAATATTCACATTCAGCGTGTTTTTCATGGTAACGAACATCAATGCCCCTTCCCAGCTTGTGATATTAGAAGGGACATACGGTTGAATAACAGCACAATGCAGGATATTGATATTTCTGCATCTACCATCAACCGAACTTTGCCCGGAATACTCGCTCTGAGGTCCGCAGGACATTGAAAACCCATACTGCGTATAATATGCGGTGCAATTTACAAAAGTAACATCATGCGCCGGGGGCGTGTTGTCGTGTCCCTTTGCCTGAAATCCGCATACCGCAAAGTATGTTTTACAATTTCGCACCTCAACGAATCTACTACCGTCATCAATTTCAAAACCGTTTGAAATGGCGGCTGAATAGGTGCCGTTCGCGTTGTTCGGGACGGTTGCAACACAGTTATCAATCAAAATATCATAGGAATCATGCGTTGTGATGCAATCATCATTTCTTTCGTTTTCGGCGGTGCAATTTCGGATAACAACCCGATAACATGGATATAAGGACTCATAAGTTATTCCCATGTTGTAGGAGTTTGCCCCCGCCCGAATATTGATATTGTGCTGAATTCCGTTTTTGGCGTAAACACCGTCTATGACAACATCATGCGCCGCCTGTATCTCAAGATTTGTTCCCGGCTCTCTGGTTATGCTCGTACCTTTTTCTGAATACGTCTTATTCCAGTTCACCAAATCCCGATACATCCAGTTCCCATCAACAACAAAATCCTTCAAAACAATGTCATGATCATATCCCGTGATAATCTCCGCAACCGTGGGATTCGTTGTTGACTCGTTTTTACAGAGTCTTGCGTTAATATCGCTTGCGTTACGGTTGCAGATGGTATTGTAAACGGCATCCATCGAGGGCGCGGCTTTGAAAATGGTATTATTGCCCTCTCCCATGATGACTGTATTTGAATTCACAACCATCTGAGACCCGAGAAGATATGTTCCAGCGGGAAAAAAGAATTTGCCGCCGTTTGCTATCAGGGTATTGATTGCGCTTGCAACATCGGTTGTTCCTGTATTATCAATCCCGTTTTTCGTCACATCAACAAATATACCGCCGCCGGATGAAATATTGAGTATGTTACCCAGATAATCATATAGATTCTGCAATTATGTCGCCCCCCTCAATATACGCCTGTAATTCTGCATCTGACAGCACGGAATCAAAAACCTTGAAATCGTGCATAACTCCAATTAAGTATTCCGTACCACTCACGGGCATCCTCGTTCCTATTGTAAGCGGGTTCGCAATAGTTCCCGCGCCCAAATCGCAAGAAGTGACGGGTGTAGTATATGGCTGTAATTCCACACCATTTACGGAAAGTCTTGCGTTCAATATCTGGTTTGTAGAATCGTATGTCATCACGCCCCGGACACGTCTTCCGATCATGTCATCCCTTGAAGCATACACCTGTTCAAAATTAAAACTTCCGCTCGGTTTGCAAGTGAGATTCATTCTCACCTTTCTTGCGTCATTCGGCTGTGAACCTGCATCGTAGAAATTCCAAAACATACCATTATAAGGTGAAGAAGACATTCGACACGCAAACGGCATACCACTCAATAAATTTATCGAACTGGCGTTGTAATAGTTTTTGTTGTCCGTGAAATCAAATGCGATAGTGAACGATCTGTCTTCACTGAGGAGCGCAACCTCGGAATCAATGTAGTTTGTTCCATCAAGTTCTACGGGTGTATTCGGCAACCTATAGATAAAAGGATTTGTGACAATAACCGCGAAACTCGTTCTACATCCCTGATATGATACAACGATTGTTTGCGTCCCCTCTGTCAGTTCTCCCGTGAGGGTGTACGCGGTAACAGCAACCCCGGCGGAGCCTTCGCTCTCGTAATATGTTACTGTCAGATACGGTCTCAAGGAGTCCAGCGTGTCACCCTGATATACATTATGCGTCCCCGGATTGAATACCGCTGTTATCTTCGGATATTCAACTCCGAACAATGCAGATACGAGGGATTCATAATATTCGTTTGCGCTCGGTGTAGTGTATGCAAGATTCTGTAAAACAGCCACAAGCGCGGATTTCGCGTCATTGCTGAATATGTGCGGCAAATCATCCTTTAAATCAGCTACGTCTGCCGCTCTAGCCGCCGCTTCAGCGTCAATCAACGCTCTGCCGCCGCTGTCTTTTATGTCATATTCAACGCCATTGACCCTGACTTTTGCAATGTCGCTCATGGCATCAACCTCCTGTACTCAAGATTAATGTCTCGCCAGTCACGCCCAGGTTGACAGTAAACTGGCTTGCCGATTCCGCAGCAGCTTCTGCCGCCGCTTGCGCAGTCTGCGCCGCCGTCACGACCTCAGCAGTCGTGATAACATTCCGTAAATCAACGACAGGGATGTCGTCAAATTCGAGTGTCGCCGTAATCGTCTGTGCCATCTTCCGTCACCTCAATTCGTCGCATCCTGTAGGATCTTTAGGTTCCCCAGGATGATGGTGTAGATGTCACTGCCGAGGCCGACCTGTAAGTCGTAAACGTACTCTCCAGCCGCTACATTTGCCGTGTCTGCCGGAGCCACCCTTACGCGATATACGCCAGTCGAAACCTTGCTGATTCCGCTGTTCAGTGTCTTGCTGAAGATGCTCGACGAGGAAGTGCCCTTCGTTTTGCACGTAAATGCGGCTGAGGAAAGATCCGTGTCAAGCCCTTCGAAGCGCACGTCAAATGCAAGCGTGTCGCCTCTGACCATTGTCAAATCCATAATCTTCGCCATATCAGCCTCCTGTGCTAAGGTTCAGCGTCTCAGCAAGCACGCTTAATCTTACGGAAAACTCTTCAGCCCTAGTCGCCGCCGCTTCTGCCGCAGTTGCCGATGCCGCCGCATCACTCGCTGATGTGGATGCATTCGATGCATATGTGGACGCATTGGTCGCCGCAGTAGCCGCATCAGTGGCAGATTGTT